TCTTGAGCGCCTGTGCCGTTGAGCTGAATGTAGTAGCCAGACGAAAGGCCGCGATGCCAAACAATCCAGCTGCCAGACGTGGTGATGTTCTTGACAATGACGCAGCCTGGCGCTGATCCTAAGTCATGCGTGATGGCTTGCGTTGATCCGTTGCCAGAGTAAGTTCCTTGCGTGAAGAACTTCGGCTGCTTGCGGAATGTCCATGAGGCGTATGTAGCACCTCCCCCGTTAGGGCCAAAACCACCTAAAGTAAAACCCGTTGTATCAAAAGATGCAATAGTGTTTTGTGTAAGCTGCGCTCCAGCACTGTTTGTATAAATAGGTTTGTTTATTCCTCTAAGAGTGTCCACTAAGTTATGATTTTGGTTAGCAGGAACACCATCTCTGTTCTTAAGCCAAACCAAACCACCTTCAGTAGATAGATCAATCCCGTTGGTGATGGTCTGCGTAGAGCCGTTGCCTGTGTAGAGCCAAGTGCTGAAATAATCTTCAATGTAAGGCGAAGGTGGTGAGGGCCAGTTGCCAGCTTTCTGGTTCTGCATGGCTTGGTCAAGCGTCCAGATTCCCGGAGCAGCCGACGATGTCGGCGCTGTGGGTGTCTTTGTGATAAACCCGCCGGGGTACTTTTGACTCATTGTTTATCCTTACGCTATCGCTAAGAAAATGTATGTACCGCCGTTGGCGTTCAAGCCTGCGGGTGCAGTCGAGCTTAACTCAAACCCTGCATTGTAAGTATCTACGTAGTCAGTGCCCGTGACTTCAGCGGCTGTGCTGTTGAGCAGTAAGTACGGATCGTTACCCGCTACGATACCTCGGGCCGAGTCGTAGACGTACCAATCACCAGTTGAGTCAGTGCGCTTGATGAGGACAAACCTCGCACCACCTGTGAAGCCGCAGTTGATCTGCTGTGTTGTGGCTGTGCCTGTGTAGCTGCCGACCTTGCTCACGCCCGGTGCTGATGCAAAAAGGTAGGCTACGTAAGTCCCAGCTGTGTAATACGGCCAACCAACTGTAAATGTTGCCGCCGTCGGCTGCGCTGCAAACCAATCGTTGGATGCGTAACTTGTTTGAGATGCGCCAGCATTTGTAAGGTTTAAAAACATTGACCTCCAATTGGTGGAAGTAAAGTTTGTTCCAGCTTGCCAAGAAGATGTTCCGTTTCTTTGGCGCAAAATAATAAGTTCTGGCGCGGTGCTGAGGTTGTGATTTAAAGCAAAGGAGCCAGAACCCGCACCAGTACCCGTATAGCAAACCTCATCAAAGAAGCTGGGGGCGCGGCGCATGGAATAAGTGATGTACGTTGTAGCGTTGCTATTTAAGCCAGAGTTTGTCAGCGTTACACCTGTTTGACCA